TACTTATCAACCTCCTAAATACCTTAATACCAGCATGTCTTGGTCTGCTGGGTGTGTTTCAAAACGGAAACGCCCGATTTGAATTGTTTTGGTAAAAATACCGTTTTCGATACGCAAAACACCTTGCGAGATATACATGACTTCACTACTACCTGAGAATAAGCTGATTCGGTCATTGGCGAACTTAGCATAAGCAGAACCGTCAGACTTACCGATAATAAGACCTTCATTTTGAACAGTCATATATGTATCGATAAAGTCCCATTGCTGGCGCAAAGTTCCGACGTCTGTTTTTAATTGCAAGATACGAGCTGACGCCTCTTGCAAATTGCGCTCAGATTCCGCTTTAGCCTCGTCATTAGCGTTAACGTAGTTTTGATAAGCTGTGACCCACTGATTGACCGTGTCAATGCTTGCCTTAGCTTCCATTTCCGCTTTAACGATACTGTTCTGTTCCGCCAAAGCATTAAGCTGTTGCTGTGTCAACGCTTGGTCCGCTTTGCTGTCAATGTCCGCTTGGACGTCTTCGGGATTGCGTGTGTAAGTGGTTTTTACATTACCTTCTTCAATTTGAACGTCTTCAGCGTAGTTCGAATTGTCAATCTTGTAAGTGTTGACACGCAAATAGTATTTGCCTGATGGGTCATTCCAAGTAAATTTGGTTCCGTTATTTCCAGTTGTTGATGATGAAATAATTCGGTCAACATTAATATTTTCGTCATGCTTAACAAGCCATAAACATATCTCGTTTTTCTCTTTATCTGTTGTATGGCTGCCAGTAAAAGGCGCCGTCCCTTTTGCTGATAAAGTGTACTCTTTACCTTTTTCCATGCTTATCCAAGCATTTGAGTACGTAACATAATTATCAATCTTGCTACCTTTTGGTTGAAACGGACCTTTTGAATTATGCAACAGGTTCACTCCGCCAACCTCAACACTACCAACCATATCAACCCACTTATATTTAGTTGGGTCTGTACTGTCAGCTTGCGTGTAGTCAGTTAACGTACCTATGTAACGTTTGTTGTTGCTATTTGTTGTAGTAAAACCAGTCTTACCATCAGCACTATTAGCATAAGCGATATGCAAGTAAGGAGTTCTACCGTCAGCTCCTTTAGGTCCTTGAATACCTTGAGCACCAGTAGCACCTTTATCACCATGCCATTTCGACCATTTATATTTGCTTGCATCAGTACTATCTGTTGCAGTAAAGTCAACGTACATACCAATATAAGCTTTGGTTTGGTCTGTTTGACTAAAACCTCCACCACTAGCATTATCAGCATAAGCGATATGTGTATACTGAGTTCTACCGTCAGCTCCTTTAGGTCCTTGAATACCTTGAGCACCTTTAGGTCCCTGAATACCTTGAATACCCTGAGGGCCTTGTGGTCCTGTAGCACCCGTTGCACCTCTAGTTAACTGCCAAGTAAAATAACTAGGGTTAGCAACTGCATCACTAAGATTGTCACTATACATACCTAACCAATTACGACCTGTGCTATCAGTCAAAGAGAAATTAGAAATTAATTCGCAATGTTTAACTAGTCCTGAATAAGGGTCTGAGCCAAAAGTTGCATTGCTAGCAGTGTAGGTTCCTGCTTCAAATGTTTTGTATATCCATTTGTCATTACGTCCGTAACGAACGGTTGATTTTGCTTGAAGCGTAAAGCTAGCATTCTCATTACATAGGGTAGTTATGTTACAGTAAGCAAAATGAGTATACTGCGACTCACCCATTTTTGAAACAGAGTAACCAGTCTCACTAGTGTTATCAGTATAAGTCCAAGTAGTCTTAGTCCACAAGTAATTACCAGGCGAAACGCTTGGAATAGTAGCAGACCAACCTGTTGTAGGTTTAGTTGTACCAGAAGTTGAGCTTGCATAAAAGAAAGCTGTATTCTTGATACCTACACCATCTTTACCAGCAATACCATCTTTACCATTATTACCATCTTTGGCAATATAAGTTTTTTGGTAACCTGTTTCAGTAGTATTGTCTGTATAAGTCCAAGTAGTCTTAGTCCACAAATAATTACCTTTTGTCAACGTTGGTACTTGAGTACTCCAGCTAGTTGGTTGTGTAGTTTCAGATGCACTTAATCCATAAGTGATAAGGTGAGATTTTACACCTACACCATCTTTACCAGCGATACCGTCCGTACCAGCAATGCTAATATTAACAACGTTCGTAACTTCGACCGAACCGTCTGAATAATAAATATACTCAAATTTCCACAAATAGCGCTGTTCCTGCGTTGGGACTAGTGTAGTCGCTGACCAGCCGAGGTCTTCAGGAGCTGGCGTCCAAGGCGTCTTATCCTCGCTTTTTTCAAGCTTGATGTTTTTAATAATTAGCCAATTCCCGTTGGCTGTCGGCATATCTGAAAGGTAAACGACTTGTGACAAGTCATCTGGCAATGTTGCTTTTGATGTTAAAACACAAGAGACTTTTGTCCATTGATTTGCAGTGGCTTTATTCATTCTCACACTGTTTGTGAGTTTGGCACCGTCGTCGCCACGCTTTAATTCAACTGTGAAAGTCACGTCGACGTTTGGTTGAACATCAAATGAAAGTGTATATTTTGTATTTGGCTCAATAAGATTTCTTAGTAAACCACTATATCGAATGTAACTCCACGAAAACGAACCATCTGACGTGCGTGTCAATTTAACTGCTTTGACACCGTCAACATTATAATCTTCTGCAGTCGCCCCACCGCTCGAAATAGCCCATACCCAATTCGTTTTACCTTGGTTGGTTTTTACAAGCAAGTTTCTACCACCCTTGCTAGGTGTCTCGGGCACGTCTGCGCTATTCGTTAACTTGTAGAATGTCTCCTTGCGAATCTCCGCCCTTTCCGTCAAGTTCACCAGAGTCATCTGGTTTGTCGCTATCAGCTTGGTCATCTTTTACCTCTTCCTGTTCATCTTCGACCCAGCGTTTAATGTCAATCGCTGGTCCATATGTGTTCCAAAGAACACGAATAGCTTCGGATTTTGTTTCAACAGGCACGTCAATGATTTGACGCTGTTCGGCAATTGCTACGTCTGCTTTAATCATGTTTGTTTCTCCTCTCTGTTATTCCCAAACTTCGCACTTGAAATCGGCTTTAGCACTGATTTCGCTAGCGTTGACGGTGATTGATTTACCAGTCTTATAAGCATTGCCCGAACCGCCAAAATTAGTGTCCATAACGCCGTTTTTATTGTATTTTGCCCATTTGTAAGTTTTAGTCTTGTCTGAGCCGTCTGCGTCTAATTCTTCGCCGTTTCGGAAAAGACGTGCTTTCATGACTGTTGACCCTTGTCCGTTTTTAAAGATGTTTCCTGCGCTAGATTCTAGATGTAGACTGATTGGGTCTGACATGTCAACGATAGTACATAGACCTGTTGTTTTTTGGTTGTTAAGACCGCCTGTCTTATTAATACATACAACTTTGAACGTTTGCGCATTAGTAACTACTTCTGGTGTGACTGTAAGCACGCCTTGGCCTGTTGTGTTAGTGCCTGGTGCCACGTTTGGCGTTTGACCTGTAGTAGTGCTAGAGCATAGGTGCCAACCTAGACCACCGTCAGAGTCATAACCAGCTGATGTAGTAGCTGTGACTGTTGTGTCTTGATAAAAGAATTTGAATTGCTTGTTATCGTTTGTTAAAACGTTACCGCGGTAAAGGTCAGCATTAACTGTTAAGCTAGCGGGCAAGTTGTTGCGGAAAGTATTACCGTTCCCAGCGTACACGTTTAGGATTTGAGCTTCTTTACCGATTGATGTCACAAACAAGTCAATTTGTGCATGAAATTGCACGTCTAAACCTGATGTGTCGTCTTTCCAAGTTCCGCTTGCTTCAAAGCGTTTAGAACCTTTATCAGGATTGATATTGACTTTAGTTGTCAAATTCTCGTTGTGTGAACCTGAAACGTACTGATTATCTGTATTAGTTTTAGACGTAATTTCTGTTTTAGTAGACCCGTCAACAACATACCAACGCAAACCACTAATTCCGCCTAGAATACTAGCTGTTGACCCTGCTTTAGTTAGGTTTAACGTCAACGTTTGAGCGCTTGACGCATATGACGGATTATAAGCTCCTGACGTTTGACTGTAGACCTGTGTCGTTGGTTTGTTGGCTGTAATAAACGCATTTAAAACGGGTGCGTCTGATAGGTCTACAACTGTGATTTGACCTGCTGCGATAATTCCCATGATTTAATTCTCCTTTTTTCTTTTTCTAAACTTGTTTGCCTATATACTCAATCTCGCACGAAAATGTGGCTCGTCTGAACACGTCTTCCTGCGTGATTCTTATTGATTTTTGTGAATATGAATGGTCAGCGTTCCAGTGCTCGTCTGGTGTTTCATCGTCTCTTGTTTTGGTCCAGATATAACTAAACTCTGTACCGTCCTTATCGATTTCCTTGTTTCCACGCCAAAGCGTGGCTGTCAGCGTGCTTGCTATGACGCCGTTCTTGAACGTATTTCCGTTTGACGTCATGACTTTGAGCTCGATTTGCTCAACGAGGTTTGCCAACGTGATTTCCGTCGTTGCTACTTCAGTATTTCCGACGTAGCCAGCGACGGTTAAAACAGCTGTCTCGTCTATATCTTTTGCTTTGACTAAGTACTGCATTCCGACTGTTACCACACCGTCAAGCGCCCAGCGCCATGAGACGTCGGTCGTAAATGGCTTATTACCTTTGTATAATCGCGCCTCAATCACGCTTTCACCTTCGTTATTCTTAAAGGTAGTTCCGCCCGTTGTTGCTAGTTCAATGCGATAAGGCAATCTATCTTCAACTGCTTTATCAATGCGTGATTGCAAAGCTGATGTCGGTTTGTTGTCAATCCTGCGATAGTTTGTAAATACGATCGAGTTGTTGTTCGGATTATCAAAACTGATAATCATTTCCGACACACGAGCTTCAAGCGCCAAACCACCCGCAAAATTCTTATCGATGATTTTGACAGTGTCTCCCAAAGCCAAATCGCTATAATTGCCGATAAACTTCGATTGAACACTTGCTGTGTAGGTTATCAACGGATAAGCGTATTGTTTTAGCGTACGCAAGGCATAGGCTTTCAAGTCGTTTATGTTTTCGTACTCAGTGCTAAAATCCTTACGTATCCAGTTGTCTTGTCCTTCCGCTCGCATAGTAGCTCGATAGCGATTCATAGCGAGCGGAGCATATAAGCAAGGATTTCCTTTGCGACTGTAAAATTCTTCGATGCCATCTGCATTTTTTTCGGAAATTTCGACATCGTTTAAGCTCAAACCATCTTTACCAGTAAACACACCTGCATTAAACATCTGTGTTTTATCGCTGTTGACTTGTACACCTTTTAGGTCATTGTCGTAATAAAGAATGACGTCGTTCCGAATCTTGCCAATGCCGTGATGAGTTTCATCTGCTTTTTGGTAAACATTAATGACGATACGCTTGTACGTACCGTCACGATTAAGTTCTGTTTTAAATTCAAATTCAGCATCAAAGTTCGACATCAGCGACTGCAAACGCGCCATTTTGGTTTCTTGCGAATCAAAAGTCAATGTACGCTTGCGATCTGGTATTTCGTTGTAACCTAGCTCGACTGCTGCGAATGATAGCAAATCCATATGATTTAAATACCATTCAATCGTTTGAGCACCACTAGCGCTAAATGGATTAGCGTATTCAAGTGCATATTCAAGGTTCGTGTTGTTGCACGTTAATTGAATATTGAAGTCATCTTCTTGCAGCGTAGCGATGTAAAACACTTGGTGAGAACCATTAGCGTAAAATGACACAAAGCATTCATCGTTGATAAGCTTGATGTCCTCATGCAACTTGCCGTTTACGAATTTCGAAATCGTAAAATCAAACGTACTTGTCGCTTGGTCAAGGTATGAGTGCCATGTACTGTTCGTGTAATGAAGCATATCAGGAATGTCATTGTTTAAAGCAACAATTTTCCGCATTTGGCTATCGTGAATCCAAATTTGCATCTAAACACTCCTTTCGTACCACGTCACCTCAATATCTGGTTCTTTTTCAATCCAGCTCGAAAAGTAAATATCTATCTCTGTTTCACCCGGATCAATACCAAACGGTTCGGCTAGATAAGCCAAGCCGTCCATTGTTGGTAGATTGTCAAGATAGGTTTTACCTTTTGCCATATCGACTTCTAACACTGAGCCCATGCGATAACGATTTGGAATGTCTTGCCATCCGTCAATGAAATCTTTGCGGTAAATGAAGCTATCCAAATACATGCGAGTTACTTGTGTCGTTGTCCCAATGTCTCCAAGAAAGACATGAACCTTAGCTGATTTGCGCCCTTTAATTTCAGGCACTTTAACTCGTGGATAAGAACCCCACCAGTACACTTGAATTTCATCGTCTCGGCGTAACAGGTCGGACCAGCCACGGGGTGCATTGAATGGGTTTTGAATGTCTGAATCATTCGCCACAAACCTCCAATTTAATGGTACGCGATGGCCGCCTTTACCGTCAGACACCAAAAAGTTATATTCACATTCAAGACCGTTTTTACGTTTATACGTTTCAACGCCGTACAAGAACTTGTCGTTTTCATCAGATACGCAGATTTTCATAAAGCCATACTGATTTGCCGCCCCTAGCCAAAAGACTTGTCTCCACCAGATGTATTCATTTAATGCGCCTTTTTCGCCGTTTGAGTCGGCTGGAATCTCCCAAGTAACAGAAGCACCTTTGTTGGTTTTAGTTCCAGTTCCTCTATCAGCTAAGACGATGTGCGGACGGCCCCAAACGTCTATGGTGGTAAGCGTGCCGTTAACATCTTGCAGATTATCGTTCAAAATAGCAACGTTCTTAGCACCTTCTTGAAGCCCATTAGTGATTTTGCTATCGGTGTAGTCAAGCAAGACTTCCGAGTTTTTGACGCTCTTGCCGTCTGCTTCCTCTGGATTCCCGATTTCATAGTTTTCTGTTTGGCTTTTGACGATGCCGACCCAGCCGTTATCTGAATTATGTTTGATTTTAAACTTCGGATAAGCTACCGCTGAGCCGAGATTGTTCAGCTTAATTTTGTAATGATCGTTAGTCACTTTAGTGATTGTGCCGTACTTACTACTGCTGCTGGTATCAACTAAACATTTAGTTTGACCTTCTGCATACGATTTCGGCACGTCAAACGTGATAG